GGTTAAAATATGGTGATAATTGGATTAAATATCAATATAAAAATAAAAAATAAAATACATAACGTCGAATAAATAGGGTTGATTATAATACAAACTTAAAATTATGGTTATATATATATTTCTGATTTTTAAATTTGATTATTATAATTCTCATATGGCTTAGATTTTATCCTAGTTGAGAAAACCGCTAGTTATTGTATATTTACAGTAAGCTATGCAAAATTTAAAAATTTTCAGAAAACCTTTTTCATTAAACCCCGAAAGGGTCTAACAAATAGATTAACGTGTTGCATAACTCGTTTTAGCATACAGAATATTAGAAGAAAAAGTTTACTCGCTTAAAGCAAAAGACTAGTCTTCTGTATGCCCCTCTCGGGATTGGAGGATTACCAGATTACTCTCAAGCAAGCTTTCGATTCTCTGTCTGTCCTCAGCAGTGGTTTTATAATTTAAGATCTGTTGCAATGACACTGCTTCCGCATTGCAATTCGCATCACTTTGGGTGACGCTGATGAATTTGATGAAACACTCATGTTGATGAGTGCCTCGGATGAATGTTTCAGGGCAAGCCCCGAAGTTGTCAATGATATTACTCCACCTGTCGTATGGTACGTAGATGTCGTTGTCAAGGGTTTCAGTAGGTATAATTGTTCGATCGTAGATTCCTCGTTCCACTTTAGCATCTTTCATAATCGCCCACACCCTGGCTGGAATAGATTCAAGTTTCTTTCCGTCACCGCCGATAAGATTTGTCGCTTGCATAAGCAACGAACCAAAAGTAGGTTCTGTTTTCTCGTTATCAGCTATAACTTTCAAAAAATCAATAAATCTCGATACTTCTATCGGTCCGCCAATTGTTGGTTGATTTTCAGCTGCAGTAGAATTATTACCAAATAATTTACCACCTATTCCTTTTACCATTCCGAACAGTCCTCTTCCGGCTGCAATTCCAGCTGCGACGGATGGACCTCCAGCAATGGATAGCGCCGATGTTGCAATATTCAGAATATTACCAAGTCCAAATGCATAAGACATAGCCTCATCGTTTAAATCTCCGGGGAGAGAAACGTGATTAATGTTTCCTGAAATGGTTGTTGGCAATCTTGTTTCAATTACATATCGTGCTAAACATGGCCCGAGGTTACCGTCCTCAGTAGGTACGATGTGTGCGTATCGTTCAAATTTTTCACTAATCGGGGATGGACCTTCACTATTTAAATCTTTAGCCACTGCAATATTCATAGGTACAGTTACTATTTGATCATTGGTGAGGTCTCCATCCCACATTTTAATGGCAAATTCGTCTTGGTCTAGAAGTTCTTCTATCCCTACGTCATCATCGATTTCGCCTTCATAGGAGTGTTCTCCGGCATATGGAGCAATAACAGTGTCTTCTTCATTCCATCCGTGTTGAGTGATAGATGGGTGATTGTGTCGCATCCGGGTTAAATTGTCGTATTGCTGGCTCAGCCAACGCAAAATGTTAGTTTTCTTCTTCGGTTTGATTGGTGTATCAAATGCTGTATCTCCGATTTTGAATAATAGCTTACAATTCACGTTAGCGACATCAGCTGTTCGGTTATATGAAGTGACTCTGTAACGAATTACGGTCATAGCTTCATTAGTGCGTAGATATTTATTGTTGATATACCTTGCCCTTTTGATGGGGTCCGCACCAGAAAACCTCGATGGTATTGTATCCATTTCTGTATTACCGCCTATATCGCAATTATATCGTGAGGAGTTATTGTTAGAATCGCAAAATTCAACTGTCCCTCCTACTGCTGGGGGTCTCGATATTGCGACCTTTATTCGTGAAGTCCGTACATATCCTGCTTTCGATGATCCGGTTACCCAAAGATTTCGTCTGTAGGGCATACCAGGATTTTCTCCTTTAGCTTGGAATTTTGTAGGGTCAATAGTGACTTCTTTCCACTTCAAAAGGTTGGCTGGTGATAATTCAATGGTGTCAATTTCAAACCACTTGGTATTTACCGCTCCTGTTTGTTTTTTGTTTTTCCTGTCCTTCTTGTCCAACTTAGGATCAGGTGCCTGTTCTTCAGGCTTTGTTGTTAATTCGGTCGTTGGTGATTCGTCAAGTTTAGGAATGACAGCACCGGCATTTACACCTTCAGCTTGAACTTCAACTGTTGATTCATCATCACCATGTTCCCAGAGTTTATCTGAGATCATAGCAGTGGTGGAAACAGGTTGAAAGTTTAAACCTGGAATTGTTGTAAATTCTGTGCTATCAGGCCTTTGTGACGCCAAAAACACGTTGGCTGTGCATTGGTAGACCGTCACATTGAGTGGTGTATTAACAGTTTCAGTAGTGTTATCTTCTACAACTCTTATGTTGATAGACCCACCGCTTTGTCCTTTTCGTCCTTCTGTTATAGGCACAAAGCTAAGATCATTACTCCATGGAGCATAGAAAGCTATCGTGTTAACGGCAGCTGGCTTAAATCTTACTGATCGTGTTTTAGTTGTTTTGTCAATTTCTGGGCAGTATATTTCAACTATAACTCCTGTTCCGATAGGAGATGGAATATGAATAATCCAGAAGAAATCTGCTCTGACATATTGGTACAACTTCATAATTGTCGATTGCTCGGGTGTAATGTAAGGATCAATTGTGATGTGAGATCCTACCACTGGTAGAGGTACTACCCGAGGGAGAAATGCTGAAAAAGCATCTCCTAACCGACATTTACCAAAGAAATGACTGGGAAGTCTTTTCCGGTGTTGTTTACGAAGATGATATGCCATGAATGGGGTAGGATAAGCTGGATGTCGCATCGAAACTGCTGGTCCTACTTCAGAAATTACATTACCACTTTTAATGTGCTCATCGGATCCCGATGATTGGAGTGTGGAAAATCCGGCACGTAAGCGCCTTGGAAAATCCAAAATGTCAATTGTCATTGTTGGGTTCATTGTCATAAGTTTTATTTTTGTCGTTGTAAGTAACGATGCCTCTATAAAGATAAGTTGTTACTCCTCTCTTTACTTGCAAGATCACATCAGCTCCCAAAGGAACGATATAACCTAGCTTGGGTCTCGCTGAATTTTGAGTCAACGAGAAATGGCATTCACAGCGTTCTCCAGGTTGATTAGGTGGAAACAAGCTAATAGTGTATGTACGTCCAAAATAAATTGGAGTTCCGTCGCTATAATCATTAAAGTTCATATCATAGCTAACTAAATTGTTGTTTTCTTCACTAATCAAACTGAAATACGCTGATACGCCATATCGATTACGTACAACCATAAAGCCTGGCAACGTTTGTGGAGACCATCTCCAATTTTCCAACTTCTTTGTCAAATCCGATGTCTCTTGTAATTCTTCAGAGAATATTTCTATAGCCTCAAACAGAAAATTAACCGTTCTATCAAGTCTTGCTAGTTCTTTTTGCAATTGTTTTATATTGCTACTATTGCTAGTAGTTTCAGCTTGCAATTCAGAAATGTCCGATTGAAATGAATCAACTGTCCTCGTTAGTTCAGCAATTTTCTGATTGTTGTCATAGAGTTCTCTGCGAAACTCGTTTAAGTCGGTGTTTATGTCAACAAAACGGGCATTGTTATATGCCTGGTTTTGGTCTACTATTATGGCGAGTTGTCGGAGTTGTTCGCCGTATGAGTTAAGATCAGCATCTAGTCGTTCGACCTTAGCGTTGATGTCAATAACGTCTAAGGTATCCAACGTTTCGAAAAGCGTTGAATTTCTACTGAAAATTAACTCTCCGATTTCCGTTCTACTCGTCTCCGTAATAGACTGAGCGATATTTCGCCACCATGTCATCGTAAGTTGTACTTAACAACGACGCTAAATGGCTAACTAGCTCATTACTTTGACACTTCATTAATTTTTCACGGAATTCATTGTAATACTCTTTTCCGTATACTACTGCTTCTAGCAGTTGTGATCGAACTAGCTCTAGCCAGATCGAAAATTCCGATAACTCTATCGTGGTCCACACAAAGGGGGATTCAATTGAACGCTTCAATAAAGGAGCGACTATCATCCCTTCCCATTCTGCAAACCCGCGCTTTAAAAACTGCGCCGATAGAATATCACAAAACTTTCGTTCTATGCCATCTTTAGCTCCTGGAGTTATTATGTGTCCAATAGACTCCATCACAACTTTTGCTGTAAAGTAGTTATACTTCTCAGCATACTCATCGGAGACTGATTCTAACTTGTCGTCGCCAAAAGTTACTAACGATACATTGTCCCTGAAATCAGACAAACTATAGTTTCCTGTAGTCTTGATCCAAGTATAGAATGACAAAATGTCATTTGCAATGCAGTTAACAACTGTAGTCAGATACTCTCCGCTTTTATTTCCGCGTGTTGTTCGGTAGATCGTGCTGTAGTCAATCACATAGGTGTTAATAGATTCACTCGCACAAACTTGACGCGCTAAGTCCCAGCCGTCTGGGGCTTTTCGCTGGATAACCTCACGAATAATGGTGAAAACCATACTCATGAGTTCACCATGCAGATGTTTATCGTAATTGGAAAAATCCATATCGAAAACGTTAGGGTGGGCATTTATATGATTATAAATGGCCTCCCAAGCCTTCGAATTAGGATTCACTCCAACCGCATGGTTTAATCCAATAAATGCTTTAAGGTAGGCTTCTTTAAAGTTCCCAAATAACGCCGAGTCGAATATGATCTTATCAACTGGTATACAATGGAAAACTCGCGTTTTTCCCGCCTTAACTGCAGATAATTTAATTACCGCGTCTTTCAATTTTGAATTGGAGAATGAAATGACTCTCTCACCTCCCTTCGCCAAATCCAATTTTGTTTTTACACGTCGCTTCAAACGGTCACCGTTACCATCATCTCTGAATACTACTTGATTTTCTTTCAATGTCAAGAAATCACTCTTCTTTGTGCAACCTGGAATCAGATTCCAAGGTACACCGCATGATTTATTGAGCTCAAGGTTCTTACAGTATTGATTCTCTGGGTGACCATTCAAAGCGAGATGTAAAATGCTTGGTGTCGCTTCCGGTGTTTTATGAATATAACCAATTTTCATGGTCATCTCATCTATCATTTGAGGTAGTATCGCGTTTAATACTGTTTGATCCATTGGTGGCAAATCACTACACATAACACTGTTAGGTGTCAATAGTAATGACCTTTTACCAACGAGATTAACTGGTAAGTCAACTTCGATTCTATCATCGTACGCACTCAAAGGACCAGGTTGTAATTGCTCTTCAAACTGATC